CTAGACGCTTGGAGAGGTGCTGGCGTCCCACAGACTAACATCAGAGCAGCTCACTGTGGAGCATTTAGTACGACTTTTATCACCGAGTATGAGCGTTATCAAATGGGTTTACTACAACAAGAGAGACAGGCGAGAAATGGTTACTGTTAACCATTCCGATCCTTCCTGCGCTCGAGATCGCCTTTGTTCTTGCGACTGGCACGTCAAGTTCACTGTCCTGAATGACGTGACGGAGACCACAATCTCTCGACACTACCACGGCCTCCGTCGGACTCAGACGGAGATGGTGGAGGAACTTGCTCTTTTTCTGCAGTCGGATTATGATATTGGTCCTTGCGGTCCCTTCCCCCGCAACACGAATCGAGACGACCTCTTTCTCAAGTCCAGGCTTGAAAACTCTCCCAACATGACTTTGGAAGACGCTCCTTTCCGTTACAATCACACCCCTCAGTCCAAACTTCCCCCTGCCATTCTCCCTTCGGCCATAATGGCAGTTAAGATTGCGGACTACGCTGACGTCCAGGACTTGGACCCTACTGTTACCGCTGATGAACTCGACAAGTACGTTTTTCGTGGCTCTACCCGCTTCCCGAATCCTAACTACATCGCCCCCCCTGTTCCTACCCTTCGGCACCTCGCCCTCCGCGCCCTCACGGAGTTTAATAGGATATTTGGCCATACCATAGGGGAAGACGGTGTGGCCCGCCCGCACGTGATTAACGCCATGGCAGGACTAGAGACGGACCGCAAGTACGTAGACACCCTTCTTAAGATGTCAAAGCCCCTTGTTGACGTCACCCCAGTACAGAAGGCCGCCCTGTCCCGTACCGATGAAACCCTCGACCGATTATACTACGCACTTGGCGTACAGGACAAAATAGGTACTTATGAGGCGAGGATCTACCCCCACTTCTTTGCTAAGATCCCTCTTCATGCCTCTAATGGCCTCTATCCCTGTGAGGTCAGGACTGTTACCAAGGTCGGTGTGAAGTATGTCATCTCTGCCAACTCCCACAAATACGAGAACTACTATCAGGTTATGCGCGCTTTATTTTCTCATCTGGACAAGCGCGAGCCATTTGCAGTCTACTGGACGATCTCCCCGAAGTCCGAACTAAAATTTTCTACAGAGAAGCAGATGGACGCAGAGACATTTCGGAAATGGGTGGCTAAACATCGTATAATCGTCATAGCCTCGTCGATTTTTGTCTACGCTGAAAGGATAGTTTCATTTTTGTTTAAGCTCCTCACCTATAACACCGACAGCAAGATAGGGCACAAATGGCCTCACGGTGGAGCTGATAAACTTGTTGACGACATTGATCTGGAAAACGTCTCATTCGGTGATGGTGACTTCACCGAACTGGACCTCCACATCCACCAGGTGCTCATGAAAATCTTCTATTCCCAGCTTCTCGTGTTCTACAAAGACGGTCCTCATCGGGCAGACCTTGAATGGCTTGCTGATCAATTGGCAGGTCATGTGGTGTCAAGGCTCACTCACCTCATAGGTGATATCTGGGCTCGAATCGTTGCCCTGATGCCTTCGGGTGCCTGGGACACGTCTATAGGTGACTCTTGGATAGTCCTCTTCCTCTACTACCTTTTTATTTCCTGTACCCTTCATGATATAGAGGATGAGTCACTCCGGACCCAAGTCGAGACTGACCTTTTGCGCCGCACCAAACGCCTTTACGGGATTAAAGTGTACGGGGATGACCATTTTACTTTCTCACGCAGGGAGCATGAATCTCGTTTTGGTGAGAGGGCTTTCGCCGCGTGGCTCGAAGACG